TTCGCCCCTGCCTTTGCAAAGATACAATATTTCTCTTGTGAAATTTTCTTCGCCTAGTGCTGCTACATCTGCGTTTAGTCTATCACTGGATCCCCAGTAAGTGCGCCAATCGCTTTCTTTGTAACCTCTTCTTTTATTCTTTTTGCCTTTAAGTGGTGGCTTAGTAGTTTTAAATTTTGTTAGTTTCTTGCCTACATATTTTTGGCCTGTGGTCTTGTTAGTAATAAGGTAAACAAAGCCTTCATACTCGTCTGGTATAGAGTCTATTGCTTTACCTTTGTACGTCCACTGCATGAGTATACTTACCAAGCAAAACATATTTTTTGCAGTTATTGATCAATCCATCTCTACGTCTGTGTTGTAGCTGGTAAATCCATTCTCTTTGATGACTTTGAGTACATTATTAACACGCCCAATGAGTTCGTCTTTGTGACTTACTAACCATACACTCTTGTTGCGTTTCCTGCTCATATGCTTGAGTATACCCATTGAGTTTTCAACACCACTACTATCCATACCTGAGTCTACTAACTCGTCAATAAACAATAGATTAATGGGCTGGTATAGGTTTTCCCAAACATCCCGGAATGCCCAGCTGAGACTTAGTATTAGTCTGTTACGTTCACCGCGGCTTAGATTGTCAAAGTCCAAGTCTCTACCTAGCTCTTGGATTTCTACAGAGAGATCGTTTTTAAATTCAACGCTGTGCGGTAATCCAATGCTTTGTAGGTAGTAGTCAAGTCTAGCGTTCAAGTAACTTAAATTTTGATCAATAATGCGTTTGCGGATAAAGCTATCTTTGCTGGTTAGCAATTTAAGCAAGAATTCTTGGTGATCTCGAAATTTTGAAAGTTCATTGATAGTATTCCAAGAAATTTCTTCTAGTGCTTCTTTTTCCATTTCTTCGATTTGCTCTTGATATGGATCAATTTCACTGTTTTTGCGTTCTATTTGTTGTTCTAAACTGTTTACTGTACTAAGATGCTCTTGTGCTTGATCTACTGTTTCGTAAAATACATTAGGCTTTTCACCTAGCTCCCCGACAGTTTTGATTACTTCGTTATATTCGTCTTGTTGTTCGTTTAGCGCAACAATATGTGTTTCACATTCCTGTTGTTGGTTAACTTTGCTGTCGAGTATTTCTTGTTGATTGTTATCGTGTAGTTTTGTGCCACACGCATAACATTTGTGTTCTTCGATATCGGTAATTTCTTGGTTAAGCTTCTGTTTACGCTTAGTTTCTTTGATAAGGTTTTTGCTAATACTGTCAAGCCATTTGTTTGATTCTGTAATTACAGCAAGATTACTGTCGTACTCAACTCTTAGTCGATGATTTTCAAGTTCAACATCAATATTGATTTTGTTTAATTCGCCTAGCGCAACAACTAAATCTGATAGTTCATCTTCGTGTTTTTTCTTCCACAAGCTTTGTCTACGTTTGGTTGCGCTAATCTGTTCCATAATACGCTTGTTTGCGTCTTCGACAGCTTTGATCCTGTATTCTTCTTGCTGAATACTATTCTTTGTTTCTTTTACTTGATCTTTAAGAGTATCGGCTTTTTCACTTAGCTGAGTAATGCCCAACAACTGTTCAATAATTTCACGCTGATCGTTTGCTCGCATACTAAGAAATGGTTCAGTGTAAGTGTTCAGTGCTACAATGTGCTTGAACATGTTGTGACTCATGCCTAGCAGTTTTTCAATTTCGGCCTGTGTTTCTCTACTATCGCCTTGTGCAGCATCATCTGTTGGTGTAGTTTCGTGGTCATCAATATAAAATTTCAATACGTTAGGTTTGCGCCCACGTTCAATTCTATAACCAACACCGTTGCGTTCAAACTCGACTGTTACTAGCATACCTTTGCTGTTGGTTTTGTTAATAAGATTATCACGTTTGATGTTTGTTAGCGCAATACCGTACAGGCTGTAGCTCAAAGCATTAATGATTGTGGTTTTGCCTGTGCCGTTACGTGCTCCACCTTCGCCACCACCAACATCAAAATTCTCACCAAGCACTAGTGTTAGGTCATCTCTGTCTAAGTTCACTGCCTGCGTTTGGTTACCTACGCTCATAAAGTTTTTTACAGTAAGTGTGTTGATTTTAAACATCTAAAATATATATTTCCCAATGGCTTCTATTAAGCATACACGAGAATATCTCGATAAGTCAACCTTATAACCTATCTGATTTTTCCCAAAATCTTTGTTCGTACTCGACTTGTTTTTCATTAATTTCGTTGTGTGTGTTGAAATATTGGTCCAACAACGGAAACACATGTTGTTTGCTAAATTTATAGTGTATTGTGCTTCCAGGATGTGCTCCGAACTTTGTATGCTTCCATGGCAATTTGTTTTCGCAAGCAAACCCAATAATTCCGCTGTAATACGCAATGTACTGTTGTATGTCTTGGAACGGATTTTCCAGCAGCTGAGAGCTTTTGATTATGCGATTGTCTTCAGCAATAATATTGTCGGCTTGATTAACTTCATGTTCATAATAATCAAAAATAGGCGAGTCTAACAACAAACAAACTTTCCAATTGTTTTGCTTACATGTTTGGACAAACCAATTAATGTAGATTAAGTTTTCTAACGTATGGAAAGTTTGATTAAAATAGTTTTCCTTATAATATTGCTTTTCTAACGGAAAGTGGGATCCTGTTCCCCAAACACCTAATGTGTCTTTATCGCCAATTTGTATTACTTTGTTTTTTTCTTTTTGGTATTTTTCAACAGCGTTGTGGTCTGGCAAGTACCAGTCCCATTTGTCAAATGCTGTTAACATAACAACAATCAAAGGATTGCTTGCCTTTTTTGCGGCGTAGTAGCATCTACTGAGTATAGTTTTGTTGCCAATGCCTTTGTTAGCAACGTTTACGCTGTTGTTTAAATTGTAGCGTTCTTCACAGTAAGACTTCCATGTTGGCCATGCTAAGTCGTCTGTGATGCTTGCTCCTCCAAATATAACAGTGTGGCTCATTTAAGTAATTCCAGTAAATCGTCAAATATCTTTTTGTTTGTCTTAGGCGTATAATGATTAGCATAGTTTCGGTTGTGTACAACCTCATGAGAATAATCTAACACAGTATGAGTTGAATCGGCAACAACATCAAAGCTTTTTAATTCAATTACATTTTTTCCGTCAAGTAAACGGTCAATTTCATTTCTTATTAACCAATATATATCTTGTTGATACTCATGGTCGTAGTGATATATAAACCAATTTTTTGCTGCTCTTAAACTAAAGTTAAAAAAGTTACTGATTTTGTTATTGTGATATTCAATGTCGCTGTACAATAAATCACAACTATTGTGAAAGCTATCCTTGCTGTGTATCGGGTGTGTTTTTGTATGACATCTAGTTGGGCTAGTATGGGCAATAATTACAGTACTGTATTTGCTTAGATCTTGATTTTTTAACTGTTGTAGTATTTTATATTCGCCTACTCCGCCTTTTGCTACGTTGTTAATGTTATAGCAGTAACTCAACAGTGTAGGCCAGCCATACTGCGGCTCTCCTGGAGTCAAACTCCAATCAGCAGCAAAGCTATCTCCTGCGATTAAAATATTCTGTTGTTTATTCATCTAACAATGCTTCTATTCTACTGACTTCTCTGTTCTTGTAGTCAAATAAATTTTGATAGTTGTGCTCAAACTTTTTAGAATTATCGCGGTAGTATTGTTTAATTTGCTCTAAATCCAGTGAGCAAAATTGTTTAACTTGATCTGCTACAGCAATCAATCGAAGTTCAGGATCTTGTATACTATCATAGCTTTCGTCAATGATATCGCCAAATGTTTCAAACCCTTGTTGATGTAATATATCAAGTGTGCCGGCGCTATTGATCACTATAAACATTCTTTTTTCAATTATTGGTCTATATGTTTTTTCAGTTGTAAACGGATACGGATAATTCAACACACTTTCAGTTACTATATCTAATCCAAAGTTTTTGTAAAACCCAGCAGAAAATCTTGTATCGTTAGCATTGCCTTTGATTAAAATATCCTTAACATCCGATTGAACAGAATGTTCTAACAGTCTACGTTCCGATATTAATTTATCGTTGTAGTTTGTGTGTGGATCTATTCTAATCAGTCTCATGTATTTTTCTTTATCGAATACCCAATTTTATCTGGAACCAATTCTTTTAGTTGGTTATATAACGCAAAGCGGTGACTTCTTGCTGTGCCTCCGCTTAAACACAAAGCATGTTTTTGTATTTTATCTTCTTGTATATCGCTATTACTTAACTGATCTGTATCTGGGTACTGTAAAAAGTTTAACGAACTTTCAATGATCTTGGGCTTGTCTGTGTGCTGACAA